GAATTAATCAAAGGAGTATATGAGGTGTTAGGTACACAAGGTTTACCTGACGACCCTAAAGCGGCTGAAATGGTAATGGGTTCTCAAGATACATTACCTTATGAGATTTGGGATTTACGTTTAGGTCCTGTTATTTGGGAAAGGTTTACTGCTGCATATCCTGAAGACTTATATGAGGATGATATGAGAGAAATTCAGAATTACTTATTCTCACGTTTCTCAGCATTATCTGCTGAAGAATTCTTTGAGGTGGCAAGAGAAATCATTGGTGACTCTGAAAAAGGTCAAAAGATTGTTCAAAGAATGATTGATGAGATTACCGAAGAGTTACGTCAATATGATTTGGAAGACGTGTTAGGTGGTTCTGAAGAAGAAGATGATGAAGACGGTGATGAGTTCAGGGATTTCTTAGGTGGTTTAGGAATTGATTTATCGTAATAAAAATCTAAGTTATGCGTTATGGGTTTAACAAGAGAACAGGTATTAGTAGAGTATGCGAAGATAGTGAAAAACACTTCATATGCGTTAAAGACTTACCTACAAACATACGACAACACACAATCACGTTACGTTCCTCTCGAACTCTTTCCCGACCAAGACAGATTAATTTCTGATTACGATAATTTCGAAGAAAACATTGCGATTAAGTATAGACAGGCAGGTGTGTCAACAGTTACCGCTGCGTGGTCATCAAAAAAGTTAGTAACGGCAAAAAAGAGTAAGCCTGAGAAGATTCTTATAATTGCAAATAAATTGGATACGTCCATGGAGTTCGCGAATAAGATACGTGGTTTCGTAGACCAATGGCCCGAATGGTTGGGTGTTAATTTCTCCGCCGACAAAAATTCACAAAGACACTTTAAATTATCTAATGGGTGTGAGGTTAAAGCCGTTGCAACATCTAAGGATGCTTTGCGTGGTTATACACCTACCATACTTATTTTTGATGAAGCTGCGTTTATCGATGCCGATGACGACTTTTGGTCTGCGTGTATGGCATCGTTATCTACAGGTGGTAAGGTAATCGTTATTTCAACACCTAATGGATTTGACCAAATCTACTATGCTATTTACGAACAATCATTGAGGGGTATGAATGATTTCAAGATTACTGACATGTATTGGTATAGGGACCCTCGTTATGCTAGAACACTTAAATTGATTAAGTGTAATGATATTGTTCACTATATGTTGAACAGGGAGGAATATGATGATAGTAAGATTATTATTGACTACACGGATATTAATCCAAGAGAAAGAGATTTTGAAGAGATTAGTAGTAAGTTTGATGAGGGATATAAACCTTACTCTGATTGGTTTGAATCTATGGCAAAGAAGCTTAAGTTTGACCGTAGAAAGATTGCTCAGGAATTAGAGTGTAATTTCTTAGGTTCAGGAGATAATGTTATACCTAATGAAACCATTGAAAAGATGAAGGACCGTTACATTCGTGAACCTGAAAATAAGTTTATGGGTGGTTCATTATGGCAGTGGAAAGAACCAATACCTGGTCATAAGTACATTATGGGTATTGATGTTTCTCGTGGTGATAGTGAGGATTATACAACTTTCTGTATTATTGACTTTGATGAAAGAGAACAAGTATTAGAATATTTAGGTAAGATACCTCCTGATGTTGCTGCTGAGGTAGCCTTTAAATGGGCTACGATGTATTCTGCATTTGTCGTGATTGATATTACTGGTGGTATGGGTGTCTCTACGGCAAGAAAGTTACAGGAGTTAGGATATCAAAACCTTTATGTTGAAGGTGTAAATGTTGCTGATAAATGGAAGTATAACCCTAAATCATTTGAAAAGATACCCGGATTAAACTTTAATAATAAGAGGGTTCAGATTGTCGCTTCTTTTGAGGAGGCATTAAGACATGACTATCAGGTTCGTTCAAATAGGTTATTAAATGAGTTGAATACCTTTGTTTATATCAATGGTAGACCTGACCACCAAAAAGGACAACATGACGACCTTATTATGGCGATGGCAATGGCAATATATGTTGGTGAAAATTCTTTCTCTTCATTGGAGAAAGTAACTGAACAAACCAAGGCTATGGTTGATAGTTGGATGGTACAGGAAACACCAGTTACTAATCCTGTTGATAACTATAACCCTTCTTTGAGTACGATGCATAGAGACCCATATGGAAGACCTCAACACGGAGGGGCTTCAAAAAGTGATTATGAAAAGTATTTATGGTTATTCGGGGGTAAAAAATAAAAGATTGAATTATTGTAGTTTTTAACTACTATTTATATAAAAATAAGAAATGGCTGAGAATAACTATACTGTATGGCAGAGATTAACCAAAGTTTTTGGTCCCGATTCTACATTGGACCAACAGCCTCCTGTATACAAGTTTGACAAACAAGAATTATTAAAAACTCGTGATAAAGAAGAGTTTGAGAGAGAAAAACTTCAAGCTCAACAAACTCTTTATTTGGGTCAGCAATGGCAAAAGGTTGAGAATAACCTTTATACTCAAGCAGTGTATTACGAACCAACAAGATTGGCGGCTTTTTATGACTATGAGAGTATGGAGTTTACACCTGAAATTTCTGCAGCCCTTGATATATATGCTGAGGAATCTACAACCGCAAATGAAGATGGATTTATCCTTCAGGTGTACTCAGAAAGTAAAAGAATTAAATCTGTATTAACAGACCTATTCAATAATAGATTAGATATCGATACCAACTTACCGATGTGGACAAGAAACACAGCCAAGTATGGTGATAACTTCGTATATCTGAAGTTAGACCCTGAAAAAGGTATTATGGGTGGTCAACAACTACCTAACATTGAAATCGAAAGATTAGAAAGGGGTATGACTTCAACACCGAGTCAATATGGTGTTAATCAACCAGCTGGTGAGACTAATGATGATGCGCTTAAGTTCAAATGGAAGGTTAAGGATATGGAGTTCAACACATGGGAGATTGCCCACTTTAGATTATTGGGTGATGACCGTAAACTCCCTTATGGTACTTCAATGTTGGAGAAAGCCAGAAGAATTTGGAAACAACTTATTCTTTCTGAAGATGCAATGTTAATCTATAGAACATCAAGAGCACCTGAGAGAAGGGTGTTTAAAGTATTCGTAGGTAATATGGATGACAAAGATGTCGAACCGTATGTACAACGTGTGGCCAATAAGTTCAAACGTGACCAGGTTGCTGACCCAAATACGGGTAATGTTGACTTACGTATGAACCAAATGGCGGTTGACCAAGACTATTTTATTCCTGTTAGAGACCCTAACGCCCCAAATCCTATTGATACCTTACCTGGTGCACAGAACCTGTCAGAGATTGCGGATATCGAGTATATTCAAAAGAAACTATTGACGGCACTTCGTGTTCCTAAAGCGTTCTTAGGTTTTGAAGAGGTTACTGGTGAAGGTAAGAATTTAGCTTTACAAGATATTCGTTTTGCAAGGACTATCAATAGAATTCAAAGGTCTATGGTTCAGGAGTTGAATAAGATTGCAATCATACACTTATATATTTTAGGTTTTGAGGATGAGTTAAGTAATTTCCAATTGGCATTAACGAATCCATCATCACAAGCAGACTTGTTGAAAGTGGAGCAATGGCAACAGAAGATTCAATTGTATCGTGATGCAACAACTGACCCAGGTAATGGTATTTTACCAGTATCTTCATCGTGGGCTAAAAAACACATTCTTGGTTTCTCTGATGAGGAAATTAAGTTAGACCTTCAACAACAACGTATTGAAAGAGCGGTTGCTGGTGAATTGGAGAAAACTCAAGAGGTTATAATTAATACGGGTATCTTCGATAACTTAGATAAACTATACGGTCAGAAAGGTGAAAAACCTGAAGAAGGTACTGGTGAAGATGAAACTGGTGGTTCAGACTTTGGTGGGGACTTAGGTGGTGACTTTGGTGGTGGTTCAGACTTAGGTGGTGACTTAGGTGGTGAACCCGCTGGTGAAGTTGAAACTGGTGGTGACGCCGATATTACTCCCGAATCATTAGTAAAGAATAAAGACTTAGATTTAATCCTTGAAAACTCTACACTATTCGGTGAAGATGAGACCATAGATTTATCTAAAGGTAGAGAGTCATTAGGTGAGATAGAAGAAAAGTTGAACCAGTTGCTTAAATAATGATATTTATAAAATAAAAGAATTATGAATAAGTTTGGTGCTATTAAATCAAAGATTGAAAAAACGTTAGTTTCGACTTACGGAAAAGAATCTTTTAAGTCTAATATTCAAGGTTTTAAAAATAGAATCTTAGGTGATAAAAATTTGGCTGAAGCCTATTATCTTTATGATGAATTAAACACACAAAAAGGTTTATCAAAAGAGGTCGCTTCGTCATATGTAAATGAATCATTTGAAAAATTAAATGATATCATTACAAATAACAAAGAAAAAATTGATGAATTATCTAAATGGGTTAATTCACTTTTAGACGAATCTGTTGATAATACTTATGTAGATATTGATAACGTTATATATGAGAAATCTCTAACAAAATTAGAGACTGTTGTCGAGTCAAAATTAAAGATTCAAAAGACACTTACAGAAACAACTATTGAAGATGTTATTAAAGAATCTGTAAACTTACCTTTATCTACAATGTTAAAAATTGCATCGAATACTTTCAACAAAGAATATGAAAACATAAATGAAGTTGAAAAGGAAGAATTAAAAGGGTTGTTATCTATGACAAAAGAACAAATTTCAGAGGAGATGGTAACACTTAAAGAGTCTGTGGTTTCTAAACTCCAAGGAAGTGTCAATGAAAGTGAAGATAAAGAACTTCAAGAAAAAATTGGAACAACCATTGAAAAGATTAATGAAAGTGCAAATGATTTAGTTTCACTTTATAAGTTACGACAACTACACGATGGGTTATAATAAAAAAAGGGTTTAGTTTTCTAAACCCTTTCTTTTTTCTATATACTTGGCTTTCTCAAGTTGTTTTTTTCTTTTTGTGGTATCTTTTTCATGATATCTATTCTCTTTTAACTTATTAAGTTGTTTGGTTTTTATTACCTTATACTTATAATTTTTGAGAGCTCTCTCAATACCACCTTTTTTCTTATCTACTTTTATTATTAACATACTTGACTATTATAATAAATAGTTTTTTTAAGTCAAATTTTGACTCGAGGGTAAAAGTTTGTTATATTTTTATTAACAAATAAACGAGAAGGTATATTAATAATATATGAAAAAAGGTAAAAGTTCGAAGTTAAATATCTTCGATAATGCAAAGTGTAACTATGGTACTGTAGATGCTCAAAATTTAAAATCAATTTATATTTCCATTCAATCATGGATGGAACCGACTGTCGAAAGTGATAATTGGAATAGAATAAACGGAAATCTAAACCGTAACATAAAACATAATTTATTAGAGTGCGTGGACCCACTACTTTTTGAAGCTCACAACATAGTAGATTTAGACCTGAGAACAAGTGGTATACAAGTTGGTAAAAAATCATTTATGAATTTGGAGGTTACATTGTTTTTAAAAGAACATATGGATTTTAAATCAATCATCCTTAGAGACCGTGTAAAACAAATATGTAATTCGATATATAATGATGAATTGATGTCATCTGATTATTTTACCCTAACAAAGACAAAAACGAAAAAGAATGAATATTTATTATAAAGACCCTTTTCGTGAAAATCAAAATTACAGAATCACAGTTAAATAATTTAAGAAAGGTCATCAGTGAGGGTAACACCGCTATTGATGACCTTAACAATCTTATAGACCCATCTGATTTCACCGTAAATGAGGATTTTACTGTAGTGACTTTCAAACATATTATATTAGAAGGTGATATGGAAGATAATGACGTATCTGTCAGGGTTATGATTGATAAGATTTTATACACTTATTACGGTGAAGAAGATGTAACAAGTTTTGCAATGACTTGGGCAATCAAAGACGTTTATTCAGGTGAAGATTTACCATTGGGATATGTCATCAATAATAGAGTGTCCGAAATAATGAATGCGAAATATTCCAAATACATTGGAGTGGAGATAAGTGAATATGACGTCATCATAGAATAATCCCCATTCTTAAGTATTTATAATAAAGATTTATTACAATGAAAATATTAGGTCCAAACGATACAGGTAAAGGAATATTGATTGAATGGGATGCAGGATATGTTAATCCTAACGATAGCCGTAACGCAGAAGTAATCAAAGAATCATACGGGCAATTAGAACACTCTAAGCCATTTGAGTTCTACGCGGTATTACAAAAATATGATACACCAAACAGAAATGGTCGTGTATACCCTGAAAAGATTTTACGTAGAGAAGCCGAGAGATATCAAGGAGCAATTGATAAAGGATTATCAATATCAGAACTTAATCACCCTGAATCATCATTAATTGATTTGGACAGAGTATCTCACCTTATCACAGAAATGTGGTGGGAAGCAAATACATTAATGGGTAAGATTAAATTGTTAACCTCACCAGGGTTTCATCAGACAGGTGTTGTATCTTGTCCTGGTGACCAAGCGGCTAATTTAATGAGACAAGGGGTTACTATGGGTGTTTCATCCCGTGGTGTGGGTTCTTTAGCTCGTAAGGGTGAGAGAAACGAAGTACAGGAAGATTTTGAACTTATCTGTTTTGACCTTGTATCGTCTCCATCCACACCAGGTGCATATCTATTCTTGAATAAAGATGATAAGAGTAAGTACGAAGAAAACTTGGAAGAAGAAAAAAGACCTCAAGAGGAACCAAGAATTGATGGTGGAATGGGAGCGTCTATTGACTTAATGAAAAGATTATCCGATTATTTAGGTAATTAAAAACTTTATAACCATGGATGAAAAATATTTTGTAGCAAAAATTCAGTATGACCTACCTGATGAAAACTCAGGAAAGATTAAAAAAATCAGAGAAGAGAAACTTGTTAAAGGATACAACGTAACAGAAGTTGAATCTAAAGTAACAAAAAAATTCGAGGGTTTCCCACATGATTGGAGAATTACCGCATGTGCTGAAAGTAAAATTGATGAGGTTTACGAATAACAAAAATTAAACCACAGAATTAAGAATCGGAAGGAAACTTCCGATTTTTTTATGCCCATATATTTCATATGTGACATTTTTTAACTTTTTGGACTATTTATAAGATAAGAATAAATAAACACTTGCGCAAAAAGTAAAAAATGGCAAACGAAACTAAAAAATCATTAGTTGAAGAGGCACTACTACAAATGAAAAATTTGGAGGAAGCCGTAACGGAAAATGCAAAAGGAATACTTGCTTCTACTATGAAGGAAGAAATCAGTGAATTAGTAAAAGAATCATTATCTGAAGAGGATGATATGGTTGACGAAGTTGAGATGGAAGAAGGTTCGAAAATGGAAAAAGGGTCAGAAATGGCTGAACAGGAAATGGAACTTGACATCGAAGACTTAGAGGACGAAATGGATGACATGGAGTCTGATGAATCAGAAATGGAAGACGAAGGCGAGGAAATGGACATGGAAGACGTAGAAGATATGTTAGGAATGGACTTACCTGGTGATGAGTTAGAAGTTGATGATGAAGAAGAGGTTCTCTTGCCTCTAGATTTAACGGGAGCATCTGACGATGAAATCTTAAAGGTTTTCAAAGCAATGGGTGAAGAAGATGGAATTATTGTCTCTCAAGACGGTGATGATGTTACACTTAAAGATGAAGAAGCTGACGTTGAGTATAAAATCCAAATGGAGTCTGAAGAAAAAATGGAAGAAATGGACGAGGAAGTTGAAGAAGAAATGTACGAAGGTGACATGGAAGACGAAATGGACGAAGTTGTTTACGAAATTGAAATGGATGAAGAAGACGACATGGAAGAAGGGTATAAAGAAGAGGAAATGGCTGAAGGTAAATACGGAATGAACAAAGGTGATAAGTTCCACAGAAAAGATGTGGATGGTCACGAAGTTGAGGACGGTAAATACGGAGCGTTTGAATCTGAAATGAAAGAAATGTCTGATAATGAGGCTGACATCAAAAACGATGAATACCACATTGAAGATTTGGAAGACGATATCAAAGACCGTAAGGAGAAAT